TTAAGTTTGTCAAGAATTTTTTTATTTTTTTTCAGAAAGTAGCTCGCGCATCTTGAAAAGCCCGATTTCTTTGTGCTTACACTCCAACATCACATCAAAATCATGGCCATATAGCTCCACAGGCTCCCAATAACTATCGGAGTGCGCATTGTCTCTGATCTTTGGGTCATTGTGCTCAATGGAGCGCGATTGGGAGTAGTGAGTGACCGGAGTAACATCGCCCCATGTGGACAGGGATAGCTCCAGAGCCTCTTTCTCGGATAATCCCCCAGTGTTGAATTTGTGATGATGATAGTCAAAGACTATCGGTGTACCCAGACGCTTGTATACGGACTCGTACAGGTCATGTGCGGAGTATAGAGAAGCTCGGTCATCATTTTCTATTGTAAGGCGAGATTTGACAGCATCGGAAAGACGATGGAAATTACGACAAAAATTATCCAATGCCATAGGTTTGTCTCCATATGCCGCACCTACATGTATGTTGATCTTTGCATGGTGTGTGCGAGGTAAGCATAACAGGTCGAATAGCTCGCCATGTATCTCTAGGTCGCGTATCGCATTACCCACAACATCCTCCTTCGGGGATGCGAGCTTGACGAAGTGGTCTGGGTGTGTGGTGATGCGCATCCCATGCTCCTCTATGTATAGTCCGCACTCGAACAGCACCTCCTCAATCTTGGGGTAGTCGGGGAGGGAGGGTAGTAGGTAGGAGGAGGCCCATGAGACAATCTGTGATGATAGTCGGAAGAACTTGATGTTGTGTTGCTCGTTCCATTGGAGGATCTTCATAAGGTCATGGGAGTTCTGTAGGAACACCTCCGAAGCATAAGCCAAGCCTTTCTCCTCAAAGGTTGCTCTGCGCATTGTGCGGTTGGTTGTGATACGTTTGGACTTGGGTTGTTCGGACAGACCCTTGTTGATACAAGCATAGCCTAGTTTCATGATAACTCCATGTTTTGTTGTGATGTTTATGTAATAACCTGTTTCTTAAAATTGTCAAGAAAAAAGTTTATTTTATATTTTTTTGGCCATCCATCGTTTTCCTATCCAAGAGCGATCTCCATCCATCCAAAACACCTCATACTCTAGAGCGTCCACTCCTACAATAATGCCCCAACAACGTGGTACGGAATAATGTTGTGCTAAATCACCTACTTTCATTGACCACCTCCAAATCCCAAACTGACATGTTACAAACATCGCCATCGCCCCAATGGACTTCGACTTCATCATCGTCACCGATTTGTTCGGGGTCTATGCAAGTGATAATGCCAATATAGCCTTGATCGTGTCTAACCAAATCACCTACTTTCATACTTTCACCTTGTCTAGTCTCATTTTATCATAGGTCCCATGCTCTCCATCGAACCATTTGACTTTGTAAAAAGCGTAGCCAACAAGGTCCTTTTTTATGCTCACTACCACACCCATCCGCTTTGACACCCAATGTGTCACCAAATCACCTACTTTCATTTTATCCCTACTAATCTAACAGCGCCCTTCGGGACACATGATTGCTCATTATCTAACACCCAAAGTACAAAAACGTCATCTTTGTATACTTTAATGACAATACCCCAGTCCGGCGCATAATTGTGCCAGCAAACCAAATCACCTTTTTTCATTTTATTGCCTCTGTTGGTAGTGTAATTTGTTCAAACTGTTCATGCACTTCTCTAACGTGCATAAAGAATTTACTTCCATCTATAAACTGTATCTCCAGCCAACCATCTGTATTTGCGGAGATGCAAATAGCATATTCTCTGCTTTGGGTGTTATACCATAAAGTTCCTTTCATTTTTCCTCCATGTTACAACCTTATCCGATCACCTTTGTTTTGTCAAATTATTTTTTCAATTAAACAACAAATAACAGTTTCTACCTTGCTTTCCATTGATTACTTTCAAGGCGGACTTGTGAACCTGTACTTTTCTGCTATCCTTTAAAACGTATACCAGAACCCAGTCTCTCCACAAGCCTTCCTCGACAACGATGCTCAATACGTATTCCTTGCCACTGCGGTGCCTCACTAAATCCCCAGCTTTAACCTTATCTTTCATTGTCAACCCTCTTTATACAGCTTTTTGATACTGTAAAGGCAAACTTGCGTTCAAAATCATATACCACGAATAGAAGCCCATACATATCATAATAGCTGGTTATAGTGCACAAGTACCTAGACTTTCTGGCGTATACTGGATAATACCAGACCAAATCCCCTACTTCTAGGTCCATCACCGCTTGGCCTTGATATGTTTAAATCTTTTCATGAAACTCTTGCATATAAGAGAATCTGGGATAGACGTATGGCCAGCTAGATCCTCAAGGGACCATATCCAATAAATCCTATATACCAGACCCCACTCAGTGTTATTTATTGATTGGACTATGCCAATCTCATTCTCTCTAAGCAGCAAGTCTCCCAATCCCAATTTAATCATCATAACGCTCTCTGTTCATAATGTGTTTAATATATCCCTCATGAACGTGAACCACAAGAAGTCTCCATCCTAAAAACTTATCGGGCATATCTTTCTTATCAACAATTTCGTCCGAGATATCTCTTTCAATGTATGCCGTCAAGTGTCCTCCAGCATCATCTGATTCTGCTTTGGCTGTGAAAGGCGTATCTGTAACGTTGACCAGCTCTCTCATGAGTGCCTCTATGGCATCTTTTTTAGAAACCTTGTCTTCTTTATTCCAATATATGTGGGCCATCAAATTCTCCTATTATTGTTATTTCATCTTCATATACTATTTCTTCTTCTTGTGTGTTGAAAAAATACACAAACGCTACACTTCCGTAATCCCATGGCACTGTTCCGTCTGGTGTCACTAACAGTAAACATACAACAACACCATAATTACCATCACCATCTATTACTAAGTTACCCTCCTTCATGTTTCTCTCCGGTTATTCATACTCTTATCCGATCTACTTTAATTTGTCAAGTATTTTTTTATCTATTTCTCTTGGGCTTCCTTTATAATCTTTTTGCGGGAGACTTTAAGGAATTGCTCCGGAATATAATACGTCTTTGTTGACCCCATGGGTAAAACTGTAACCAATCTGTGGGAACCTTGGGATTTTTTATAAGAATAAGTCTGCACAGGGTTCCGTTGGTCATACCCTATCACTAAAACAGGGTTGTACTTAATGGTCCCCATTACACTTTGATTGACACTTCTTAAGTATTTGTAGTCCGCATCGTAATGGTGAGTGTGTTCTTCAAAAACATGATTGCGATTAGCCTTAGATCGTAGCTCCACAATCGTACCAACAGAGAAAATCTTGTCACTGTTCAAAGCGTCCCACCAATGTCTCCATGAACTTTTGGTGTCATTGTATGCCGTTGTCCAGACCCAAAAAGAAACGAATTTACCTTTGCTTACTGCTTCGCGTGTCTTGGTCCAAACCCAACCATAAGTTCTACCAGACAATTCTTGAATCCTACTCAAGCATGATACAGCATCCGGCTGGTTCAATAGATTTTCATACTTTTTAAGTTGAAGTTCATAATTTTTACCGAAAGAGGCGGTAAGCCACTCAGTATATAGATTCCTACAGTGCCAGTTTGACTTAAAGTTTTCCTCAGTAAGATGGCCTCCGTCTATCATTTCTGCCATGTATCGTGCATGGTAGCCGTTGGGGCTGGGTAGATTATAGGGCCAGCCGCCTTCCTGTTGGTGAATTTTCGCAATATTTAATAGCATTTGCTTTCGGATTTCCAAAAATTCTTCATATGTGCATTTGATTTCTTTTAGCATGTTTTTTTCTCCTAGTTTATTTTTTTGGCTTCCAGCATCTCTATATCACTGAGCCATAGCTTGAACTCCCATTCTGGGAAATAAAACTCGTAAATCCAACGATCATGTGAACCGTCCCACTCTTTGTTCGTCAACATCCCTACGGTTTCAGGCTTTGAGAATCTGAACCATCTTTTCGTCGCAAATACATACAGATCACCCTTCATATACAGCCTCTAGCCAATTTGGGTGCATTGGAACAGTTCTGCCGCTGTTCATCCATTTGATGGTCCAATGGCTATCATTTACCTTCTCTATCAAGATTCCGTATCCCAATCTTCTGTGAAACTCTGGATGTTTGTGTTTGTACAAGTTTTTTATTTTCATCATTTTGCTTCTCCTTATAATTATGTAACCCTTTAAGGTTTTATTGTCAAATCTTTTTTTACTTTAATTTCCATTTTTCCTCCAAAGGACAGTAGATAGCTTGATTTTCGGGCTGGTCCATTTTCACCAGCCAAACCCTAGGTACACTACACATCTCATAAGTGCCAAATACCACCGAGTAATCAAAGTGCTCAAAGAGGGAATTGTAGTGTCTCTGGGTTATTATTCCCACTCCGATTACTTTCTTTCTGCATGTAAACGAGATGCGATCGTCATAGTAAAAATTAAAAGTGACCAAGTCCCCTACATTTAATTGTACACTCATGAACACTCCACAATCATGATACCTTCAGCCTTTATCTCCTGTTCGTAGTAGAAAAGCTCGGAGCCATCGGTGAATAAAATCCAGACACCCAAGCTGTCGCCCCACATGGAAGCCCCCAAGGACAATCCTCTATAGGGCAAATAAAGGTTGGATTCGATCTCAATTGGTGTACCAGCGGGCAAGTCGGTCAATACTTTAGCTTGTCTCATAATTATAATCCTTGTATTTTATAAAGTTCTTCATCTATCAAATCCCTGTTGCATTTATAAGTGCAAGTATCAAAATCGTCATACCATATTTTTATAGCATCTTGGGCATGATAAAACACGACCCCTATGTAAGTTACAGATGATCGTAGCTTACACTTTACCAAGTCGCCTACGGCAAGGTCTGTTGTTTTATAGATTCTCATTTTTATCTCCAAAAAGTTTTCATACTATACTCTTATAAGGCCCAGCCTGTTTTGTCAAGAAAAAAGTTAAAGTTTTTTTCTCGCGTAATAATAAAATGTTCCCGCGCGGGAATAAAGGGTTCATATTTATAAATAAATATGAAAAAAGATCGCGAACGGGATCTTTTCAGTTATGACAATTTTTTTTGGCACACTTATTGCATGAAGATTTTTTGGAGGACAATTTCAGTTATGACAATTTTTTTTGGCACACTTATTGCAAGGAACTTTGAAAAAACAATCCAAGTTATGACAACAAAGTTTGGCATGGTCCTTGCAAGAGAAAAAGGGCTGGCCCCCGATGGACGGAAATCTACCGGCGAGTAGGTTATCCCTCGACGAAATATGGTCGGAGGCCCTCTGGGCCGAGCGGAACCATCTCATAATCAAAAGCTATGAACTTAGACGCTGTCTCGAAACAATAGACTTCATAGTAATAATGTCGGCTGGCCATGCCTATGAATTCAGGAGTTGCCTCGGATAAAACCACACAGAGCACGTCTCTGTTTTCATAAGACAAATAGATGCTAACTATATTACCAATTGCTATAATCATCTACGTTTCTCAAAGTTGCAATTAACTCATGCGGTAACTTCTCAGCGACTCTTTGTCTCAATCCCTCAAAGAAATCCATCTCGGCAAAAATCATTCGATATACATCGGAATCTGTTGGGCCGTCAACTTGTTCTGCGTAAGTTACATACTCAACCCACAAAGCTCTCAATTGGATGCTTAAATATAGATAGCATCCAACCAATTCTCTTTTATCTGTCGGTAATGTAACGTCTGAGTAATGCATAAAAAAGGCTCCAAGGGGGTAGGGGGGTAGTAGGGTAGTAGGTCAAAAAATTTCTATCATTCCTGATTTTATCATCCTGCGCAGTGAATCTGCCCCTATAATTGTAACGGAGCCATCAGAATAAATCAATTCATAGTTCACCCTCCAATTAATTAGAGATGTTTTGGTTTGCAATGATCCGCTTTTGATAATTTTTGTGACAATTGCAATTCTGCCCATGTCTAACAAAAGCGTTCCTACTTTAAGCTCTTTTCCTTCCTCCATCTTTTGATGATTCCTTTTATTCTAGTTCTATCGAACATGATTAATCTCTCCATGTACACTATATCCTCTTCCAAACTTGGAAAGGGAGATAGGCCATACATGCCAACCTTAACAGCATTGAGCACTCCAACAGCTCGACCAGAGTTATCAAAGACAACTGATCCGGATGAACCAGGTACAGCATATGAATGCATTATTGCATATGCAACCCCAGCGTGTGCAATGGTGCCACTCAACATTACCTTTGGTAAATCTGATGGATAGCCTGTATAATTCACAAGCATTCCTAGAATGTCTATTTTTTTATTGATCTTGTATTCGGTCGCCTCCACTTCGAAAAGTTCTCGGCTTGGTGACAACAGAGCAATATCATAAAATCGATCCACGTAAATAGGCTCCAACATAACCGCTTCCCGCTTGTCATTAATAAAAAAAACAGCAGACTCGCTTATCACGTGTGCTGCTGTTACTATAAATCTTTCTTTACCTATTTTGAAGTAGTTACCAGAACCATGGCCAGTTACTAAACCTGAATCTAAAGTTATAATCTTGACCGAGGATTTGTAACCATGTTGGTGATTGACATGTCTCACAGCCTTTGTTTGTTCAAAGTTTATCGTTTTACGATTCAAATCAGACTCGTAAGATAATAAACAGGATAATAGAAATAACATATTCTTATCCCCCCCTAAAGTAATTAGGAGGGGGAATGCTCAATCTCTATGCTCTATTATAATCATCCTCCAGCCTAACAACATCTTCTAATTCTGGTGTTGAAACTTCTACTAGGGTCACTGAACCATTGTGTGGGGCAGAGAATCTATGTATTGTTCCCGGTTTAACTCTATAGCGATCACCATAGTGCAACATGGTGGACTCTTTATTGTGCTGGTCGGTGCCGGGCTCTCCGATCTCTAGGATCAATGTCCCATCTAACACAAAAATTGTTTCATCTTTTTGATTGTGGTATTGACGCGACAATCTTTTGCCTTTAGCTATGTATAAGATTTTACCGACATACTTATCAGTAATGGCAAATCTAATCTCATGTCCCCATGGCTTTATAACAGTATATTTATTCATTATTTCTCCTTTTCTATGTATTCCGATAAACACTGATACATCTTATCAAAATATTCCTCTGTATTTATTATTACTGATTCCATCAACATAAACTTGTATCCTAAATGCCACGCATTTAATTCTACTTGCACAACATTGCTGGTCTCACTGTCATCGAGTAAATGACCCACTTCATGAGTTAAGGCTATCAGTCTCTCTATGTTGCTCAGAGAGCCATCGACATTGATCTCTCCTACTATATCACCATACGAAGGATAGGGTATAAAACAACAGTCGTCACTTTCTAAATATACAAAACAATGTAAATCTCTCTCAATCTTTTCCGCTATCTGGTACAGGGTCAGCTCCAAGTCTATTTCTTTTGATGTACTCGATAGTATCTTCACATCCTCCGATAAGTCTTCCTGCTTTTCCATCACCTTCCTCCAATTCTATAACTAATGGTACTGTTCTCCAATTGTGTTGTTCCATGATTTCACGCAAATTGTCTTCGACATTGTAACACAAAACATAAATAAATTTTTGATCGTTCTCTTTCATAAAATCCAAAAGAGTGTCGCAAAAAGAACATTTGTCCCTTGCATAAATAATAAATCTTCTTTTCATTAGTCCCTCAACAGTTGTTTTCTAGAGTTTGTTACTTTTGCTTGAATTTTTTCATGAATCATCTCCGGAGAACCGAGTACGGTTATTTCCTCAAAGGAACCTCCATTGTCCAACCTTATCTTCGAAAAGCCGGTTGATTCATGAAGATTTAAAGAGACAATGTGTTCTTTAAGTTTTACCTTGTGATCTTCATCTTCTTGAATATAAGAAATTTGTAACGGGTTTACATAAATTTGCTTTAAAGTGTAGTCGCGACCGGACCTGACTATACGCACTAATCGAACTAACATCTGGCACCTACCAACATAGACGCATCCTTGGTACTAACAATACAGTATTCATTCTGCAAAAAGACCACCATGTCTTCACCGTTATCATATTTTATAAAAATACCTATCTCTGGTTTTCGAGTGTATCTATATCTCTCGATCAGTGCAAGTTCACTTTGGGCCTGTATGACACAAGTATCAGCAGGAATTCGAATTAAATCTCCTTTACTTAACAACATTTTCACCTTCCTTAGATTCTACCTTAACTTCAACTTCCGGAACCTCTTCAGTTTGTTGGTTCATTTCTTCTAGTGCATTGAAATATCCACTAAGTATCATAAGATTATCAGAAACTTTGTGATCAGCATCGGACAGTAGTGTTCTGACTTCTGTCAATGTCTCCAGCATTTCATCTTTAATTTCTAAACCCTCTGGGTTTGCTTTTAACTTGCCCTTCATAAGATAGAGTTTTACTAGGGATTTTTGCAGTATCTCAACTGCTTCCTCTGTTATTTCAATTGATTCCGATGGGACATCTTCAAAATCAATTGATTGTGAAATACGTACTTTCATTTGCACCTCCAAGTTTTATTGCTATGAATTGTTGTATATAATAATATAACACGCTGTGGAAGAATGTCAAGTAAATTTAAGCAGAAATTATCATTTTATAGACAGTCGCGGCTACAAGACCTATTACAGTTGTAATTACAGCCCATTGAACTTTTGCTTGGCTGGCTTTCCACTGCTCTAAAGCCCTTAAGCGAGCGTATAACCCTTCGTCTGGGTTATACACTGCTTCTTTTATTTTCTTAACATCCTCAACCATTTCCTCTTGTCGCTCGGACATTCTTTCTATTTGACCTTTCAGGTCCATAATAGCTTGGGTTAAATGTGTGATATCTTGACTGGTCATGTTTTTTTTTGTTCCTATACCTTTAATTAGTCAGGTATGTTCACAATGGCATGACTCGTAGTTATAATTGTAGAGGCTACAGAGACGGCATTTTCCAAGGCACAGCGAGTTACTTTGACTGGGTCTATAATTCCAGCCTCTAGGAGATTGACTATTTTTCCATTAAGAAAATTAAAACCATGGGCTGCTGATTCTTGCAGCTTAACGCTTTGTACCACCAAGTCCGGACTCAAGCCAGCATTTTTGGACATTTGGCGGATGGGCTCTTCGCATGCCTCAATGACAATTCTAACCCCAGCGGATTGTGCGGCATTATCCACATCTATATCTAAAGACTTAACTGCTCTTAATAGTGCAACGCCACCACCAGCAACGACACCCTCTTCTTGAGCAGATCGAACGGCCTCTAAGGCATCATCAATGCGATGCTTTTTCTCAATCATTTCGACTTCTGTTGCTGCACCTACCCTGATAACAGCAACGCCAGAAGCAAGTCTTGTAATTCTTTCTTGCAATCTTTCACAAATTTTAAGATTATCTTCTTGCTTAATGAGGGCCCTGATTGATTCGATGCGGGTTTCAATTTCTTCTTCGTTTCCTTTTCCACCTACAATAGTTGTGCCAACCTTGGATACTGTTATGGATTTGCACTGACCGAAATGTGTTAGTTTAGCTTCTCGAACAGTTAAACCATTCTCTCTAGTAATGAAAGTAGCTCCAACTGAGGCACAAAGATCTTTAAGAATATTTCTTCTTTCTTCTCCGTATCTTGGAGCCTTAACTGCTGCCACTTTCATTGTCCCACGAACAGCATTTGCTACAACGGCAGCAAGAGCTTGACCTTCCATCTCTCCTGCAACAATAATAAGAGGTCTGTTCTCTCTCGCAGCAAGCTCTAGAGTAGGTAAAATTTGCTCTATTACTTCAATTTTTTCATCTGTGATCATTAACAGGGGTGAATCATAGTTAACGGTACCATTCCTCTCGTTATTGATGAATGTTGAGGAAATATAACCAGAATCAAATCGGAAACCTTCGATAAGATCTAAAGAGGTTTTTATTGATCGTGCTTCCTCCACTAGAACTGTTCCATCTTTTCCCGCTGAGTCTACGGCGGTTGCAATTAAAGTGCCTATGGACTTATCATTATTAGCAGAAATTGTTGCAATGTGCTCTATGTCTTCTTCTGATTGGATTGGTCTTGCGGATTGTTGGAGGACCCAAGAGATGCGACCACACGCTTTGTCCATGCCCCTTTTGATTTCAATAGGAGAAGTTCCAGCAGCTAAATGTTTTTGTGCTCTATTGAGAATACCACGAGCTAGAACCGTTGCTGTTGTTGTTCCGTCTCCGGCCTTTGCTGCGGATTGTTCAGCTGCTTGCTTAAGAATTTGAACTCCAACGTTTTCAAACGGATCTTCAAGTTCCACAAACTTTGCGACGGTTACTCCGTCTTTGGTTATAACGGGAATGTTTTGCTTCTTATCGTAAAGTATTACGTTTCTTCCCTTTGGCCCAAGAGTTGCGCCCACATTGTCTGCGAGTGTGTTCATCCCTTCTAGGATTTTCTCATTAAGAGAGTTCCCATTGTCATAATGTTTTGTCATCAATCCTCCAATGTTTGTTGATATGTTTTAATATAACACTTTCTATCGTTTTGTCAAGCTTTATTTTTCTTTTTCTTTTAGTTCTTT